ATTGTGGTTTCACTCATAATATTTCCTTTCCGAAACAGAGCCGCCACCGCTCTCCATATATCAAGGCTTTTCAGCCTATTTTTATTCTACACTATACCTCATATAATGTCAAATTACGTTTATTTTACAGTGCTTTCTTCACTGGATAGTAGTTCATATCCTTAAACCAGTTTTCCTCAAGTTCTGTCTTTGTAACGCCCTCCGGCAAATCGCTTTCGTCAAAGTATGCGTAATAGTTGTTGTCAAAATCACGTTGTACGGCTGTGTATGTAGCCTTTGCAGTTTGCTTTTCAGGCGCACCGCTTGACGCTTTTGTTTTACCTCCGACGTTTGACGCAAAGCTGTATGAACCCTTGTAATATCTCACATAACGGTATGAGCCGTCAGACTTCATAATTCTCCACGCAACACCGAAATAAACTGTTTTTGTATCGTTGCCAACCTCTACTACACCGTCTTTTTGTGTTAGTCCACGCCACATTGAATCAACTTCCGGCGGAATATCGGCATTTGTGATGTCGTGACCTAATTTTTCAATGTAGTTTGATGTTTCATACGCACCGTTATCGGCGTCAAAAACATCACTGCCGCCTGCGTCTGTTGGTGCAATTTCGACTGTACCTCTTAAATTATACGGATCGCCATATGTTGCGCCCTCTGATGTGTCTGTTAAAACTGCGAAAAATGTGTACTTGTCCACACCTATTGTAGGTAGTGGTTTTCTTTTCTCTGTATTTGCCATAAATCAATCATTCCTTTCTACTACTTTCGTAAATCTCATTGTCCTATGTTTTATACTTTTAT